AGCATCAAATACTCCTTCGCATATGTTTATTGATTTGTTCCAATTTACCAAAAGTTCAAGGCCTATAACATCCTTTGACACTTTAGGGTTTTTATGCTTAAAATCTGTATTGTAATATGACCTACCTACAAAATAATTTAATATACCTTCTTCGTCATAACTAGGTATAATAACCATGCCTGAGTACGGTCCTGATTCACAATAACCTATATTATATCTTAATACATCTATTTTTGTTAGACCTCTACTCTTAATATATCTTGCTGCATTTCTAAATTCAGGGCTTGAAGGTGAGCCATTTACAAGAGGTATAAATTCAATAGGTAAAGAAACATGTTCATTTTTTTCTTTACTCTTTGTTGTTATTTTTATTTTAGATATATTTTTTAATTTTGATATTTTATCAAAAGCACCTAGTTTCTTAAATATTCTTTCTACACCTATACCTTTTACACCACAAACCCAACAATGCCATTTTTCTGTAACAGTATTTATTACCAATTTCTTTTTATGGTGATTGCAATACGGACAACTAAATGTAGATTCATTACCACTTGTTTTTGACGAACCTAAAATGCTTTCCAATAGGTTTATAAGTTGTCTATTTTTCATATATCTAATATAACAAAAATATGTGACATATTATAATTTTATTTCATTTATTTGGCTTTCTATATTGTCAGTAAATTTTACATTTGCAAACCTTCTAGGACCTATACAATCATTATAAAAACTATCCTTTGATGATACATGAAAACGATGATGTAAGTTTTCTTCTAAATAGTTAACCTGACCTTTTGTTTTTCCTAAAATCAATATTTCAAAAATAAAATTATTTTTACCTAACTTTAATATATCTGAATTAAGTTCTTTTGACGAACCAGTATATTCTTTCCAATTAGAATCTTTTCTTATAACCTTTCTTCTCTTCTTGCCTTTTACCTTGACACGTCTGGTTGTACCAAAATATTTTCTACCAATATATTTCTTTCCTGTTTTTTTATTAGTGATTAAATAAACAAAACCAAAAAATTCATTAGGCGACTCTAAAAGCGTTTCGCCTTTATATAACCAATGGCTCATAAGCCTCTCCTTTTATGTATCGAATCTTACAATATATGTAGTATCATAATCTGAAGATTTCTTTATAGGTCTAGAAAATTTACCTATTGCTAACAATTGAGCTTGGTCATTATACAATCCTATTGTTGTTACATAAGGCGACCATGCTGAAGTTGTTACAAAAGGTTTTAGCGTACCTTCTTTATGATTTTTAACTATTGTATGATTCATCGTATATAAATACTCTCTTTCTTTTATATGGCAAGAGTGTTCATGTTCAAATATTTCGTGGCAATTCTTAAATGATAGTGTACATTCAGAAAACATAGCACCTGAATTAACTTGTGTAGAACTTGAATATCTTGTATCTAAAGAAGTCAATGTTATTAAACCGTGGTTATAAAATACATTACCTACCAAATTCATGAACTCGTTTTTTGTTGTATGACCATAAGCAATTTCTGAAGGTGTTAATGCTTTGTTAAACATCATCATATTACTAAGGCCTCCCTTAAAGTTTCTATAATATTCTATTTGAGGTCTTGTTTTTCTAGCATAAGATGCACTTGGATTAACTTTTTCATACTTACCTTTCCATGCAGTAGTTGCTCCAACAATTATATTACCATTATTATATATTTCTCTACTACCAGTTAGCGATGACGATGCCTGAAATTCAGCGTTAACCCATAATTGTATACTAGAACCTGTTTTTACAAATGCTATATCAAAAAATTCATTCGAACCTGTTATACTACCTGTACTGTTAACTGTTGTTTCGTATACTCCATCACTTACCGCAACTTGTATACCACCTCGCTTACCTTGTGTTGTATTATTTGAATTTTCATTACATAGTCTTATAGAAAACGGAAAGCTTCCTTTGAAAGCATTATCAAGTTTAGACATTATAAATGTATGTGCACCACCATTATCTATAGAATTTTTTGACGGTTGGTCTTGAGATGCTGATATTCTCATAGTTATAGAATAATCATCTTCTCTTCTAAAGTCAAGGTGAGGAGCTCGTTTTTCACCTGCAGGTATTATCATCATACTATGATTTCTAGCAATTGTTCTTGATTCTGAAGCTTGTGGTGTTGCGGTAGAATCATTTGGTGTTATACCATCGAATGTTATTACAGTACCTTCAGAAGTACTTGCTGTACTAGGAGTTATATTAAAAGCTTTTACATCATTTGAATAAACAGATCGTTCAAAAAATCTTGTTTTGTTTTTTATATCAAATTCATATCCACCATCTTTCAATGTATAATGAGAATCTCTTTTCATTACAGCGTTATCGTTTATTGCTCGAGCATTTAATTTTTGAGATGCCTGATTATGCATGTCATTAAAGTTGAAAGCTAGTAAACTTTGAGAAACATAACTAATAGACGCACTTGTTGCTAAAGCTCCACTAACACTACCTGTTAATTGATTATCATACAGATTACCAAATCCATCATCATATAATGTTATTCTGTTTGCACCACTACCAGACTGTATCATTACACTACCTTTTTTTATACAATCTCCAAACATTCTTTGAGGTACAGATAATATCTGACATTTATTGTTAAGTACTCTAAATTCTTTTTCATATCCACTATTATCTAATGTATAACATGGGTCATCAGGGTTTGTATAATACATCCCTTGTAAAGAATCATGTATTGCTCTTTTATACCAAAGATTAGTTGTTTTGGGGTGCATTGAAGAAGAAAGCAAACCTCCATACTTTCCATATTGGCTATCAAAAAAGTCAGTACCATCATATTCTGATTCATAGCAAAATACAGAAAGTGAGACTTCTCCTATCCATGTATTTGCAGATGATGTTATAACGTGGTCCCTAACTCGAAACTGCTCATAATTAACTTCATAATAGCTACCTGTATGGTTGCTCATGTACACCAAGTATTCTTTGTGAGCTGTATATGGAGTAATTGTAATATCAGCTGGTCTAAATTTCTTGAATATTCCAGACATTATTTACTCCGTTTTAGAATTCTAATTTAACTCGTATTAACGCCTCTCTTGTAAAAGATTTTAATAAAGGTTTACTTAATTTTGCAATTGCTAATAACTCATTTTTATTGTTATATAAACCTACAGTCGTTACATAAACTTTAGGGTCTTTATACATCGAAGGGTGTGAAAACGCTCCTTGAGAACCACTAGTAAATGAAGGATTATTTGAAAAATTATATTCAGCATTTTTTAATCTTATAAAATAATGAGTAGAATATATTTTTTCAGAACTTCTAGCTTGGAATGAAGCTGAAGGTTGGTTAATAGGTACAGGAGATACAGAACCTGTAAATGCACCTATTATATCCTTAACTTGTACGTTATTATTTGTTGTCCCTATATTATATCCTGTTACAACGTTAGATAAACCAGGACACCAACAGAAGTTTGTTGCTTTTGCCATTCCTAGCATTCTTGCAGATAACATTATCACACCTAAATCTGGATATAACCATCCATATTGAGTTGCTGATGCATCTGTGGTTCCCATAGAACCTGTTATTACTTTATATAAAGCACCACTGTCTCCTAACGTAGGACTGTTAATTGCGCTGTCATCTGTTAATGTAAAGCTATTTCCATTATGTCCACCTGAACCTAAGTTAATTGA